TGTATAAAGACAGTCTCACTGGTCGCGTTAGGGTTATTGAGATGTGGTATAAAAAGTACAGGGATGTCGCATATTTGATGGATGGCGATGGTCAGGTATTTAAGAGCCCATTGCCTATCGCCAAGGCTAAGAAAATGTACGCCAAATATATTGACGTTGGATTTGAGTTAGTTATCAAACGTGAGCATGAGATTCATGTACTCACCGTGAGTGGCGCTGAATTATTGCAGGACAAGAAATCTCCGTACAATCACAATAGATTCCCTTTCGTGCCGAGCTATGGGTATATCGAGGATGATGGCGAAGAGATATGCAAATTTGGAATTATAAGGAATTTGTTCGATCTACAGGATGAAAAGAATAGCCGTCACACACAGATTTCTAATATACTGAAGACAGCACCTATTGGTGGTGGGTTTTATGTCGAGAATGCTGCTGATGGTACAAAGTTGAATCAGATGGGTGGCAATGAGAAGTGGGTGTCTGTCAATAGGATTGAGGACATCAAGGAGCGTGGGTATGGATATTTACCTGTATTGAATCAGATTGCTAGTTTGGAAGAGATCACTGAGCAAGACGGGAAAGAAGTCACTGGTGTCAATGATCCAATGCTTGGTATTCCAACAGGGGCTAAGGAGAGTGGGCTCGCTGCACAGGTACGGATTCGTCAAGGCACAAGAACTGTACAGGAATTGTTCGATAACCACGACAGGTCAAAACTGTCGATGTATAAATTGGTATTCTCACTGATACAGCAGTATTTCGATGAGAATAAGATCATGCGGATTCTAGGGACTATGACAAGTGCTAATGGCGAGGAAAAAGCAAGAGCTATTGCACAGGCTGTTAAGAATAGCCCAGACTTAATGCAATATGACTTAAAACTTGACAAGGGTGAGAACAGTGTTACACAACGTAATGCCACATTCTTAAAGACAATGGAATTGATGCAGTTGGCACCGGAGTATAGGGCAGCGTTGTTGCCATACTTGGTGAGATTAACTGATCATCCGGATAAAGAAGAAATGTTACAGGCGGTTGGCGTTCAATCGCAGATCAATAACACAAAAGAGGCTATCGAGTTAGTGGGTGGGGCAAGTGGTTCTCCTGCTAAGGGTGGTGGCACAAACATTCAGCAACAGATTGCTGAATAAGGAGTAAGAAATGGGAATAACTGCACAAGGAATGCGCCAGCCTGATATAGACGTTTTTTTAAGGGCTGTTGATGATTTAGCTGATGAACTAAAGGCCGACAGAGCTTTATCGTTCTCAAGCTATTTAGAGCTATGTAATAAGTTAGATAGCGATGCTACGGTTGGCGATACAGACTACTTTGACACATTGGCTGATGGTGGTGCTACTGGATGGCCAGCAAATCCAACTGCTGCTGCTCTCGATGACTCAGTTTTTACAGATATTGATATGAGCCAGGAAGACATGGTGACTTTTATTGCTGCTGCCGAATTGCTCATTAATGAGTTGAGAACAGACAGAACTACACAGGCAACTAGCTTCGCTGCGTTTATGGCTAAACTCGATTTAGATTCAGGTGTCACTGATACTGATTATGCTGCCGTGCTTGACGTTGGAGGCACTGGTGCTGCATGGCCAGCTAATCCTGCTTCGGCAGCTATTGACGATGCTTTATTGTCAGCGCAGGGCGTAAGCCAGCCAGACCTTTATGCCGTTTTAGCTGCAACGCAAGCACTGGCAAATGAGTTGAGAACAGATAGAACTACGCAATCAGCGAGTTACGCTGCATTACTTGCCAAGCTCGATGCTGATGGTTTAACCGATACAGATTACGCTGCCGTACTTGGCATTGGTGGAACAGGCGATGCATGGCCAGCCAATCCAGCTTCAGCAGCTTTAGATTTAACCGCTTAACATAAGCGGAGCTTTTTGAAAATATTATAGCTTATTGATACTGCCGAGGTGGTAGTACAAGTTAATAGAATAGGACAAACCCAATGGAGGAACTTATGCCTATTACAGAAGAAGAAAACAACGAGATTCAGAAGAAACTCGAAGAGCAGATCGAAGACGAAGATTCTAAGAAGGAATCCGATAAGGACAATCCTGGCGAGGACAACTCTTCATCCGATGACGACTCTAAACAAGATAAAACCTGGTGGGAACAGCGAGGTTTTGCGAGTGAAGAGAAAGCTATCGAAAGCTATGACAGCGCACAATCGCTGATTGGAAAACAGGGAACCGAATTAGGTGAACTTCGCAAGGTAAAGCCGGCTCCTGCCGAGGAGAAAAAGGAAGAACCTTACGATAAGTACGATCCTTATGATGAGGATAATGCTAAGTATTTCCAACAGAAATGGGCGCAAGAGGCAGTTGAGAAACGTGAAACCGAGAAGAAAGCTAATGACTCTAAGGTGAAAGCTGAAGAGGATAGGCTGGAAATGATCGGTGACTTCATAAAGAATCATCCCGATAAATCGAAGGCTGATTTAGAGAAGGTTGCTCAATTTGCCTATAAGAACGGTATCTACAATTTAGAACATGCGGATACTGTTATGAATGCAAACGAATCGCATTCCAAAGAGACTGATAAAGTCCCTAATGGAAAGAAGAAGAGTGAGCAGATTAAGGAGCAGGTCGATACTCTCACCGATACTGGTGGTGGTGGAAAACCTGAGCCGAAGTATGCTGACAAGACTCAATCCGAATGGGGAAATATCCCGAAAGAAGAAAGGGAACAGGCTTTAAGGGATGCTTAAAATGAATAGGAGCCAATAATGGCTGGAAAAACATATACCGCTTCTCTACTGAAGCAAGGTGGCTTACAAGTCCCTGCTGGCGGTTATCAATCCGCAGTGCTAGATTGTGCTGTTGATAATATCTCTAGTGGTGCTGTATGGCAAGCCCTCTCGATTCCCATTGGTTATATGGTGAAGAATGTGGGTATCGTCTGCTTGACCGCAGAGGGTGGAACCTTAACTGTTGACATCGGTTTAACTGGTGGTGACGTTGATGGTTATATTGATGGTTTTGATGGTAACGTAGTTAATGGTATGGACCAGAGTCTAGGCAGTGCATACGCCTTTACAGGTGGTGTATATCACGCTGCTGCCGATACTATTGATGTTCTTTTTAATGATGCTGCCGATGCTGCAAAACTTCTTGTTTTTGCAGATTTCGTCAAGATAGCATAAGGAGATTAGAAAATGAAAACTGGTGTAGCTAGTTGGGCTTCTGGTCTTCAAGTAGAAGAATGGAGCAAGGAACTTTACCATGAAGTGAACAAGGATCAGTTCTGGTCTAAATTCATGGGTACAGGTTCAAATAATGTTGTACAGGTCAAGAACGAGTTAAATGCTAAAAAGGGTGATACTATCCGGTTTGGTCTTCGCGCTCGTCTTTCTGGTAATGGTGTTGAAAACGATGATACTCTCGAAGGTAACGAAGAGAATATGCCTGTGTACGATTTCTCTGTTGTGGTTTCACAACTTAGAAATGCTGTACGCTCTGAAGGTGAAGAGTTCGAAGGTAAATATCTCTACAGTTTCCGCATGGAAGCTCTCGATGCACTCAAGGTATGGTTGGCTGAGATCAAAGATGGATACTTTTTCTCTGCTCTCGCATTGTCACCTACCAATGTGGTTGGTACTGCCAAGGCAAGTATCGCTACAACTGACCTATTAACTCCCGCGTTGATATCAAAGGCAAAGGCTCGCTGTAAGATTCCTACCGGAGACCACAGTCGCATTCGTCCTGTTCGGGTAGAAGGAAAATCATATTACATGATGATCGTATCCCCTGAGCAAGCCTATGACCTAAAACGCGATGCTGAATGGCTACAGGCACAGCGCGAAGCTGGTCCTCGCGGATCCACTAATCCTATCTTCACCGATTCAATGGGTGAGTTTGATGGTGTTCTCTTGTATGAGCATGAAGATGTGAGTACAGGCGATGATTACGGTGGTTCAACGATTCACGGTGCAATGGCATCAATGGTTGGAGCGCAGGCACTTGTGCATGCAAACAACCGTCAGACAATTTGGCGTGAAAAAACATTCGACTATGGTAATGAATTAGGTATCTCTGCTGGTTTTATGCAGAATCGCTATGATTCAAGTGCCACTGGTGGAAACATCAAAGCTGTTTTTAACAGTGTTGATTTTGCCCATGTCGCTATTTACACTGCTGCAACTGATCTGTAAATTGTAGGGTAACTAAAGGGGTGGTCTAACCATCACCCCTTTTAATAAAAAAGAGGCATCTAATGGCATTAGCATTCGCAGATATACAAACAATACTAAGGACAAGGTTGTCCGAGGCATCGGCATCGGCATGGACTGATGCGGAACTTCAGGACTATACATATCTTGCCGAACACGAGATCTTGCAACTTCTGCCATCGGATGCCTTTTTTGATATTCAAGAGGTAGAAGATGAAGTCGAGATTGGCTCTACCAATTCTGTATTATTGCCATCGACTGCATTGATACAGCAACTAACCAATTTGATTATTTACGATTCAGCCCACGCTACCACATCTATAGTTAGATTAAGAATCATCGAGCCTGGTAGAACTTCAGAGTACGCTGCAAGCACCACTAATCCTGTGTGTTGGTTTGAGGATGGGAAACTTTTCTACAGCCCTGATATGGCACCTGATGGCGATACTACTATTAAATTTAGATTTACCCCCGCACCAACAGAAGGCGCAATAATTTTACCGGATCGATTCGCTAGTCTGATAGTCTCTTATGCTTTTGCATTGGCGATTGCGAGAGAAGATGTTGCGCAGTCTGCAACAGAGAAGAATGAATTTTATCAGAGAATTATGATGCTTGAGAGAAAAGAATTTGGAATGAATAAATTGAATCGAGGCAGATAATGGCACTCACTAGCATAACATTAGCGACTTTACGGAACGACCTTCGCGCTAGACTCCCCGAAGCAAACCGCAGTGAGATACTTGACTCTGAACTTGACAGATTTTTAAACTTGGGACAGTATGATGTTGCTATGAAATTGTCAGGTATTAATAGTATTTGGTATGGAACGAAAGCAACGGTCACTATATCATCCGGAACTATCGATATATCATCCCTAAGTATTATGAGAATTATCAAGCTCGTTGATGCCGATAATGGGCTTGTTCCGTTTTATGATGAAAAGTATTTTACTGAACTTGGTGGTATTTGCGATTACGATGAGACAAGGGCTGTATCACATTTTGGTACTGAACTTGATGTCTTTGCCGGTTCTAGCGCACCCACAGTTGGTGTGTTGACATTATACTATTTCCGCAATCCAATTGCTATGACAAGCTCGCTGGCTATGGATGTGCCAATCGAGTTCCAGGACATGGTGGTTTCTTTTGCTGAGAAAAAAGCATTGCAGAGATTAGGGATGCCTACAGATGGGAAAGAACAAGAAATTATGATCAAGTGGAATGACCTTCAGAAAGCCTTTGGTAATGAACTCACATCTGAAAGAGCAGAGGAAAGGGGTAATGACCAGTGAATTTTAAACAAATTAGAAGTATTGTAAAACGCAATACTGACTCAGATACTAAGAACATGCCCGACTCTTCTATTAACTTGATGATTAATTTAGCGCAAAAAGAAATTGTAAGACAGTCATTATCGCTAAAGGCGACTGATACTATTACAACTGTTGCTGCTCAAGAGCAATACACATTGCCGACATTATTCCACAAGTCTACAATGGCAAAGGTAGCGAGTACATTCTTACAGTACACAACTGAAGAGTATATCCGGACACTCTATACCACAACTGCTGACACTGGACAACCATATTACTACTACATTGATCGTGAGGCTGATAAGTATGGGCTATACCCAATCCCATCAGCCGTGCAGACAGGGATATTTATGTATAGGGCATTACCTACCGTATTGACGGCTGATGCCGATGTTCCGGACATACATGAGGCTTACCATGACTTGATAGTTCTAGGGGCTTCTTATCGCGTTGCGAGCCAATTAAACAATATTGATTTGCATAATCATTTCCTGGCACTATTTAAAATGACAATGGGTGAGATGGCAAATGATATGTCATCGAGACAGGC